CCCCGCCAGTGCGCCAACACCAGCGGGGTTCCTCATAAGAAAACATTCCACCGTCTTGCTATGTGAGGAGGTGCAGCCGGGGACTTCACGACCCGGTCTGCACTTTTATTGTAGCATGATCCCCCTCAGAACACAATCCGACAAAAAAGAATCCCCGGCAGCTCTGTACGATAGAGCCGCCGGGGCCAGATGGGGAATCTGTCTGTCGGAGAATAATCATAGGTTAAGAAAACACCTGCTGAGCAATTTCATTGTACCATGATCCTGCTCAGCGCACAAGGAGCAATCATGGCAAGAAAAAAGAAAGTATCTCCCGGGAACCGTCTGGTTGCCTACTACCGTTACAGCGGCGGTTCCCAGCAGACCGAGCAGAGCATCGAGGGCCAGCGCCGGGACTGCGAAGCCTACGCCCGGCAGCATGGCTTGACAATCGTGCATGAATACATTGACCGGCACATTTCGGGCCGTGGTGTTGAATCCAGGCTGGCTTTTCAGCAGATGATCGCAGATAGCAGCAAACATCTGTTCGATCTCGTGATCTGCTGGAAAACTGACCGTTTTGCCCGCAATCGCTATGATAGTGCGGTCTACAAAAAGAGGCTGCGAGATAACGGAGTTCGTATTCTTTATGCAGCCGAAAGCTCTGTGGAAGGACCAGAGGGCATTATTTTGGAAGGTCTGATGGAATCCCTGGCCGAATACTATTCCGCTGAGCTGGCTCAAAAGATGCGGCGTGGTATGCGGGAATCCGCACTCAAGGGGAAGGCAATCAATCCTAACCGCCCCCTGGGGCTTACCACAGATGAACACAAGCGTTTTATTATTGACGAGAAAAATGCCCCCACTATCCGGTTCATCTTTGAGCATTATGCGGCCGGAGAGAGCAGCGCTTCCATCGTGGATCAGCTGAACGCTGCTGGGCTCCGTACCAGTAAGGGCAATTCTTTCAACAAATGCAGCATTCCTCGCATCATCCAGAATGAAGCCTATCATGGTGTCTATATCTGCAAAGCCTACGATGTCCGTATTGATGGGGCAATCCCCGCCATCATCGACGATGATTTATGGAAGAGGGCGCAGAAAATGCTCACGCTCAATAAACAGCACCGTGCACCACATAGTTCCCATGCTGATTACTTGCTCTCTGGCAAGCTTTTCTGCGGTTGCTGCCACAGTCTGATGCGGGGTATCTCCGGCCACAACTGCCGCAACGATGTTTACTATTACTATGCTTGCGGGAATAAAGCTGATGGCGGTACCTGCAAAAAGAAAAACATCCCAAAAGATGTTGCCGAGAATCTTGTGGTCAATGCCATCTGTGAAAATATCCTTCGTCCAGACACTCTTGAAGATCTGGCCGACGCTATTGCCGCTGCACAGCAGGCAGAAGTCAACCAGCCCGATCCAGAGCGTGCAATGTTAGAGCAAAACCTGGCTGATGTGCACCGAAAAATCAACAATATCATTGAATCCATTGAAAACGGTACTGCCAGCTCTCGTCTGTCCGCCCGCCTTGCTGACTTGGAGCAGCAGGAAAGCACCCTCAACTATCAATTAGAATCCCTGAAAGAAGTTCATCCACCCGTTCTGGATCGTGAGCGCATCCTCTTCCTATTGGAGCAGTTCCTTATCTCTCCCAATGAACGTACCGAGGATTATAACCGCAGGATCATTGATACCTTTGTAAATCGCATCGAGATCACAGACACGGAAATGCTTATTTATTTTAATCTTTCCGAAGCGTCTGCTTCCGAAAAACAAAAAAATTCCCAGCCGAACAGTTGTTCGACTGGGAATCATCTGGTCCGAGTGGCGAGAATCGAACTCACGGCCTCTTGA